CGGATTGCCTGACCGTATGAGTCAATACTGTCGGTCGGTGCTTGGAGGTCCACACGACGGCGCAGATCTCCTACTACGGTTGATGCGGGCATCAGCTATACCCTCCATCGGAGTAGAGCCTGAGCACGCTATCGACTGCCAGCGGGACTTCAGATCCGAACGACCCTACTGCCTCGCGATGCTCGTACCAGTGCGCAACGAGCATCATGATGGCGAGGCGCAGGAGCTGCGGTATGCCCGTGCTGGCTGAGCCATACCCTGCGATCCAGTCGATCTCGATTGCGCCACGCTGGAGCGGATACGTGATTGGCCACATGCCGCTCGGTGGCAGCACAAGTAATGGCGGGTTATTGTCGAGCAAAACTTCAAAATCACCAGCGGCATACGTCATCGTCTGCTGATTACCATCACCGTCGTAGTATCGGATCCGCGGTGTGATGTATGCGATGCCGGTCACGAGATTAGCGGCAGCCTCGATCGCAGGCGACCTTGGCAGCTCGATGTCGTAGGGCCAGTTGTCCACGGTCAGTCGGTATGCGGTATAGATCAGTGTGCGGCTAGTGTAACGCTCTACCATGTCACGTGCCGCGCTGATCATCGCAGTGATGAGCGCATCATCGTCGCTCAGGTCCACGCGCAGGTGGAGCTTCGCCTCAGCCAGTGTTACTGGCTCGGACGTGCCACGCGCGAGGATCTTGATGTTCATCGTTTCTCCACGTTTTTACGACGCCTATTGTCCGCAATGTCTAAAGGTGGTGGAGCCGGTGCTGCTGGCTCCTGATAGGGCTCGGCGAGCCCAGCGCTTACGAGGCGCTGGGCGTCATCGCCAATAATATCCACAACCTCACCGGGCATGTAGCTCACAAGAGTGCCGACACATTGGATCAGTATTTTCAGTCTCATGAGTCTACCCCACATGGTTACGACGCTGGCTGAGTAATACGGACGATCGCGGCGGACTGAGCCACCTTGGCGTCAGAGCGGCGAACTGCCATAAAGCCCGTCTGGTAAGCGTCAGCATAGCGCTCGTTCATGCGGATGATTTCAATATCTCCCGCATCACGGATGTAGTACTTGCTGAAATCGCCGAACAGAACAGTTTTGGCGCTCGCAGTGATTGAGCTGGCCATTGCGTTATTGACGATGACTGGATAACCGAGCAGGCGTGGCTGGTTACCGTTCAGCAGGTCAAGAAACAGTGGACGGTTCTGTGAGTCGGCCAGTTGCAGGATGGTAGACCAGATCGACTGGTGCATCATGAATGCACCATTCTGCTGGTAGCCATAGTCAAGCGCATTACGCAGGGCCATAATGTTAGCCAGCGTGATGGTGGTTGTGGTTGCGCCGGTCGCACCAGCCGCTGAGCCGGTGACTACACCCTGCGAGGTTGTAGTACCGTTGCCGGTTGCGTGATCCGTCGCTTCTTTGCGGCCAAGGCGCTCGCCAAGGAGACCAGCGACTTCGGTTGCAAGATCAAGGCCTGAGTCACGCAGCAATTCGTTAGATAACAGAATCAACGACTCGTAGCGGTATGCGCCAAGTGTGATTTGGCCAAACGTCATGTCGGTGGCGGATGGTGCTGTGTTTTCCGCTCCTATTGAGCCGGGATTGCCCGAGTCATCGATCGTCGGGAATGGCAGGCTATTACCGCTCTCGGTGCGGATGATGCGCGCAACGTCACGCAGCGGATTAAAATAGACAATTTTCTTTTCCAACTCTGCGAGAAAGCCCGCCGGGATGGTGTAACCACCAGCGGATGAGGTGGTCGAGTTGGCGCGAGTCAGCACGATGCGGTTAGAGCCCAGGTTGAGGCCTGAGCGCTGAGCTGCTGAGCGGTGCTCAGGACGAGCATCGTTGCCCAAAAACCAGCCACAAAGTGCCGTTTCACGGTCTTTGTTAGCACGCTTGTCGTCGAGGTCGCGCGTGAACATTGGCACGCCCACTGGTGCTGGGCGAGTGCGGCGTGAGCTGGCGCTGAGCACATCGCTGAGACGTGCGCGAGCTGCCTGCTGCTGAGCTGCTGGATCTGCTGCTGGTGCTTCTACTGGTGCCTCTGCTGGTGCCTCATCAGCCATTGCTAGCTCGATAGCCGCGATGCGAGCATCGTGGTCTGCGATCATAGCAACGATTTCATCTACTTTGGCAGTCTCTTCTGGCGTCCACTCACGGGTCGATGCCGACTCGTGATAGGTCTTTGCCTGCTCTACTAGACGTGCTCGCGCTGCGAGCAGGTCGCGGCGTTCAATTGTCGCGCTCATGATGTCCTCCCTGCGCAGCCTAGCTGCGTCATTAGCAATCTCCGGCCTCGCAAATGTACGCTCAGCCGTAATTGACTGGCGCTCCACTGATCACGCGACCGTATCGCGACCGTGGTGTCCGGGTATGCGGGAATGGTGACGACGGAGACCTCGATGAGCTCGACATCTGTCACGGTCCGCACTCGTACTGTTTCCTCAATTGTCCACTCGTCAGCTCTGACAATAAATCCAAACGACATTTGGTTGACATCGCCGCGCTGAATGAGTGCTAGCAGATCCTTGGCATAGCTTGTGTCTGGTGGGTAGATCTCAACGCCAAGGCCATTTTTGTCCGTGCTCAGTTTGAGCGTGCCCGCGGATCTGCGACCTAGCACGAGCGATGAGTCGTGATTGACCAGAGCTCGCACATCCGCAGACTTATCCTCGAGCGTGCGAGTAAATGCCTGTGGGCTGATGCGCTCGCGGAACCCGCCCAGATCCTCGCTGAGCGGCCCGTACACGCTCGCATAGCCGATCAGTCGGCCCGCGTCAGATGAGACAGTAGAAAGTAATCTACGCTCCATCGGTAACCTCCTGCGCAGGCTCTGTTTTGCGCAATGGCAGGATCGGTCGCCACTTGATGCGCCAGCCATGGCGACCACCTGGGCGGCTCGGTGGCACAAGCTCACGCTCACGCTCGATGCCACAGACGCGGCAGCGATTGGTGCTGCCATGCTCGCAGCTCGGTATCTGATGCTCGGTCATCGCCAGCGCTAACGCAATCACCGCATCGCTGGCATATGCCTCGAGGTCGTTAGTCTCTGGCGGTGCCGCTGGTGCTGCTGGCAGCGCTGTAGGATCGACGACAACTGGTGCGACAGTAGGATCAGCAGGCGGTGCTTGAGCTCCACCCATCGACGATACGGGTTGCATATTGAGCGGCTGGAGAAATACATCTCCACCCTCGATAGGGTCGAGCTGCTCGAGCGCTCTGATCTCGTTGACTGAGAGCCAGCCCCAGTTACGGCCAATTGCATATGCGCTGTATCTCGCTGCGAGGTCAGTGCGCAGCAGCCCCTCGACGCGATGCTCGACGTAGTAGCTGCTACTGATCGGCAGGAGTAGTTTATTTCTGACCTCTTGCTCGATGCGAACAAGCCAGGGACGCAGCGTCTCGCTGAGGAACGCTTGATTTTCTTGCTCGAGTGAGCTGTAGGTGCTGCCACCAGTTGCTCGCAGTTTCGATACTGGAATGTTGAACCACCTAGCGATTTCCTCGAGCTGAAAGCGCCTTGTCTCGAGGAACTGCGCATCGTCAGGCGGTATCGCGGTCGTGGTCCATTTCATGCCCTCCTCGAGGATTGCCACCCTCGAGGCATTGTCGATACCGGAGTGCAATCGTTCCCAATCGCCACGCAGGCGACCGCGGGCATCGTCGCTGAGCCTGCCGGGATGCTCTAGCACGCCAGACGGGCGAGCGCCACGGCCGAAAAACGATGAGCCAAACGACTCAGCAGCAATGCCGATCGAGTCTCGAGCCAGTGCGACAACGCTGGCACCGACATAGCCGTCACCACCAGGGCCGCGTAGATGCAGTACGTCAGATGCTGGTATGTAGGTCGCACGAGAAAAATCGTCGCGATAAATATATTGTAGGTCGCCGTTTTCAGATCGCCCGACTTTCATGTTTTCCGCCCGCAGCAACCATAAGCGCGTCGGGCGGCCAATCGTGTCTCGCTCGATCTCGCAGTAGCCATTGCCCCATGTCAGAGCCTGAGCGAGCCATTGCTCGCGCAGTTGCATCGAGGTCATCTCCTCGTTTGGCGCAAATCGCAGGAGGTCAGCGACCATCATGTCATCAGCGATAATCCGTCCATTTGCAGTCTGCTGATAAACGTGAAACGGCAGACTAGAGATGGTCTCGGAGATAATGCGCACGGCTTGCCAGAATGGCGCATAGCTGAGCGCTGAGCTCTCAGATACCTGCACACCGGCAGAGCTTACCGCCCCGCCATAAAAAGCTGTGAGCGCAGGATCTCGCAGGCTCGGGCGATTGCCCGCGCGCAGCGTGAATAGGCTCTTGATGCGATCGATGATCGTCATATGAGAGTCATCCCCCGCGACTCGTACACCGATGGGGCACCTCGCCCTATCGCTCCGCCTGCCTCACCGACTCGAGATCTTGCGACTGCCATGATGGAGGCGACCAAGGCGTCGATCTTTTCCGAGCTCTTAGCTTTGCTCGGTTTAATGTTTCCGGCAGCGTCACTCTCTATCGAACAGTTGCCTAGACACCATCGCAATACCGGATTGCCGTCATGTCTCAATTTTCTTGCCATGACGAGCGTCTCAAAATCCTTAGCGGCAGGACTCATGCTTGCGTAGCCCTGCCCAAACGACACGATATTTAGCCCATCGCTCTGCATTTGCTGCGCCAGTTGGCTAGCATTCCAACGGTCAATTGCGATATCGACGACCCTATACTGTGCGCAGAGTTGCTTGATGCGCGTGTACACATCCTCGTACTCGATCACATCGCCATCGGTCACGTTGATGTGCGCGCTCGCATGCCATTGGTCATACCGCATGCGGTTGGTGCGCTCTCTCTGTTTGAGGGCACCTCGAGGCGCCCAGCATGTTGGCTCGATCCAGATCGTGCCATCGTCGAGTGGGAACGCCAGGACAAACGCTGAGAGATCCATGGTGCTGCTTAGGTCAAGAGCGCCATAACACAATCGACCATCGAGATCAGGTCGAGGGCTGCGGCATGCGTCCCATGTCTCGGGTGCGATCCATCGTGTGATTGTGTCGGTCCACTCGCAGAGATGCAAACGTCTGAATGCTAGCTCGCGAGCAGGTGATTGTGCTGCGTCCATGGCTGCTTGGTGCATGTAATCCTCTCGGACTGAGACGCCATAGCCCGGATTAGCTGCCCGCCATGTGCTCTCCTGTTTCCAGTCTGCGCCATCTGGTGCGCGGTAAAGGACCGGCAGAAAGCTGCGATCCTCTAATGTGCCATCAGCCACCGCTCGAGCGTGTAGGTGCATCTCGTAACAGAGAGAGTTACGGTCATGGCCTGCCGTCGTAATTGAGATCGTGAGCGGTTGCTTTCTCGCTCCAGTCGATGTCGTGAGCACATCCCAGAGCTCTCGATTAGGTTGCGCGTGCAGCTCGTCAAAGATAATGCCGCTACAGTTCATGCCGTGCTTAGTGTGTGCGTCCGCACTAATGGCTCGCATGCGCCTGCCATCTTTGGTCACGATCTCTTTGCGCAATACAGAGCACTTGGCATCAAGGGCAGGAGAATTGCGCACCATCGAGGCAGCTAGGTCGAACACGATCGATGCTTGGTCTCGATCAGCGGCAGCGCAAATAACCTCAGCACCGGGCTCGCCATCGCCAAACAGAAGGTAGAGCGCTATGCCCGCGGCCAGTGTGCTTTTGCCATTTTTTCGGGGAATCTCGATGTAACACGTCCGATACTGACGCATACCATCGGGTCGTAGCGTGCCAAATAGTGGAGCTATGATGTCGTTGTATTGCCAATCGGATAACACGAGAGGTCTGCCCGACATCTCGCCCTTGCTATGGGTCAAGAAATGCTCAAAGAAGAGCTTAGCCTTCTCCTCAGGCCTAAGCTCTGCTTGCTTTGTTTTTAGTTTTGCCATGAGTTATCCAAGAATGCGCAGAGCAATATCGTTGATATCGTCCTCATTAGGTCCGGCAGGGTCGATATTGCTGCTTTGAGTTTTGCGGCTGCGTGGAGTCAGCATCAAGACTGTAAACGTAGATCGCAACTGGCTCTCCGCATTGCGCAGCTCTCCCCAGAGTGGGTGCATGCGCTGAACGCCACGCTCATCAGGCGTAGTGAAAGGTTCGTTGGCTGCTGCCAGTCGCATCGCCTCCACGCGGGCGAGCTGGTGCGCTGCCATGATGAGAACCTCGGCATCTGCGGCTGCGATTCCCGTGCCCGACGACTGATGGATGCGATTGCATAGACGGATCCAGCACTTGCGCACCTCCACCGGTAATCCTCTCGGTGGAGTCTGCGACATCGCAATGGTCTCGTTCTTTGTCGGTTTTCTGCCGCGTGGCATGATATTTACCCTCATCAATGCCTAGATACCCGAACAACTCCTTGAGAGTAGATACGTCTAGGTCTACAGTCTGCCATGCTTCAGTATACCCGTCAAAACGACCCATAAAAGCCTGATCGCCACGCGAGATATTCTTGGCATCTAGCTCATGCTTGATGCGCAGCTCAAGCTGATGCGCTGCCTCGCCATCCATTGGACCAATCATGTCTAGTTGCGTCCAACCGTTTTTTCGATGACGCTTTATTCGATTACCAGTGCCATTCACAGTATTGGTAATACCAATTTTAAGCTGCCCTGGCCTAGCTACTAAATACAGCCATCCTAAGTTGTCACGCTTAAATGTTCCGCCAACCGTACAATAATTACACACTAAATATGATCCTTGTTTTGCACGTCTTCTCATGTCATTTACAGAAAGCCAATATGGATTTTCGCAAACTGTGCATTTCCACAAAACAGGCAAAGTCGATGAACAGGTAATTTTTCTAAAGTCTAGCTTGCAAATTGAATGTTTAATTAAATCAGGGCATTGAGTAAAAAACGATTTTTTTAAAGGTTTTCTTATTAAATCTTCTTTTTTTGGCATGCACTTAGAACATTGCAACTTTCTGAATTTTACAAATTTATTCACTACGCGTTTAACACGCTGAACAAATATGTTGCCGCATTCGCATTTCCAAGTAGCTTTAAATGAAGAAGATGAAATTAAAAGAAACGGATCGCCTACAATCATTTTTTTTGCAAGCTCTGGCAATCTTCTGCCTAAGCTTCGCATTGTTTTTTCTGGTCTATTATGTTTTTTTATATTTCTATGATGACTATGGCAAAATCCATTCAAATCAACATCACGTTGACAACCGGGAGCCACACAAAGTTTTAAAGGTTGCAATGGATTGTCATGCAATATTTTTCCATATTTCAATATTTTTTTATAATGAGTCTTGCAATAGCCCAACGACTTGCTTTCGCGAGGACAATTTAAAGCCAAACACTTAGCTCTTCTTTCAAACATGCGATCCGACCTCAACTAATTCTAAAAACACGTTCAGGGTC